ATGGACGCTACACGTATGCCTAGAGGTGCTAGACCTGAAGTACGTGCAGGTAAGGTTATATTAACTAATGGTGCGCCTAATGAAGTCATACAGCCATTTAACTTTGGTAATGTAAGTCAGATTAGTTTTGCACAGGCTGATGCTTTACAACGCATGGTACAGACAGCTACAGGCGCTGTAGATTCAGCAGGTATTGCAGGATCAATCAACGGTGACTCCACTGCCGCAGGTATTTCCATGAGCTTAGGTGCTATCATTAAGCGCCACAAGAGAACTTTAATCAACTTCCAAGAATCATTCCTGATTCCCTTTGTAACTAAAGCCGCACACAGATATATGCAGTTTAATCCTGAATCATATCCTGTTGCTGACTACAAGTTCCACACATCAAGCTCACTGGGCATTATTGCTCGTGAGTACGAAGTTACACAGCTTGTACAGTTGTTACAAACTATGTCACCTGAAACTCCAATGTACTCACAGCTTATCATGTCCATCATTGATAATATGAACGTAGGTAATCGTGAGGAACTTATAGCGGCCCTTGAAAAAGCCAATCAGCCTAATCCAGAAGTACAGCAAGCTCAACAAGCAACTCAAGAATCACAGTTGGCATTCCAAGCGTCACAGACTGCGGCACTGCAAGGACAGGCTATTGAGTCACAAGCAAGAGCGCAAAAGCTTTCTACTGAGGCTCAAGCTATTCCTCAAGAGTTGGAGATTGACAAGATCAAAGCTGTCACTACTAACATACGGGAAGGCAATGACGATGACCGTGAGTTTGAACGTAGGCTTAAAGTTTCCGATCAGTTATTAAAGGAAAGAGCAGTAGCTATTAAAGAGAGGGCTAACTAATGGCTAAAGACCCTAGACTGGCTAGAGTAGGTGTTAGTGGTTACAACAAACCTAAACGAACTCCTAATCATGCTACCAAAAGCCATGTAGTGGTAGCTAAGGAAGGAGACAAAGTAAAGACTATTCGCTATGGACAGCAAGGTGTTTCAGGTGCAGGTAAGAATCCAAAGACTGCATCGGAAAAAGCAAGACGTAAATCTTTTAAAGCACGACATGCTAAAAATATTGCTAAAGGCAAAATGTCTGCGGCATACTGGGCTAATAAATCTAAATGGTAAATTAAGGAGACTACAATGCCATACGGTAAAGGTACATACGGTAGTAAAGTTGGACGACCACCCGCAAAAAAGAAAGCCACACCTAAAGCAAAACCTGCGGCTAAAAGAGCAAGATCAATGCCTTTAAACGCTAAACAAGCTAAGGCGGCTATACAGACTCTTAGAAACGATGCAGGGGCTAAGACCTACCGTAAAAACAAAGCTAAAGCTAAGAAGAAATAACATGGCAGTTAAAAAGTCTACAGTTAATAAGGCAGGTAACTATACTAAGCCCACTATGCGTAAGAACTTGTTTAACAAGATCAAAGCAGGAAGCAAAGGTGGTAGCGCAGGACAATGGTCTGCAAGAAAAGCTCAGATGCTAGCAAAAGAATACAAAGCTAAGGGTGGAGGCTATAAATGAAAGGTGTAAATCACTACAAAAAAGATGGCACTGCTCACAAAGGTGGAAGCCATAAGATGCCTAATGGTTCTTTGCATTCTGGTAAAACACATGGTAAGGCCAGTGTACCTTTGTTTCATTTTGGAGAATTGACAGATAAAGCTAAGAAGAAGGCTAGACAGTCATGGCGCTAAAGAAATCACAAAAGAGTCTCAAAAAGTGGACAAAGGAAGAGTGGGGGACTAAATCAGGTAAACCCAGTACTCAAGGTTCTAAAGCTACAGGTGAAAGATATTTACCTAAAAAAGCAAGACAAGCTTTGTCAACTAAGGAATACGCCGCTACGTCCAGAAAGAAAAAAGCCGATACCGCTAAGGGCAAACAAGTTAGCAAACAGCCTAAAAAGATTGCTAAAAAAACAGCAAGATATAGAAAATAACTCTTGACATTCTCTTAAAAATATGCTATAATATAACTATACTATGTATTTAGTATTTTTAATTTAAACTGTCCTAAAGGAGAAACAGTTTATGAATGACCAAGAACTTGAAAAATTCTATCGTGCTTATGAGGAAATGTTTAGAACTGAAGGTTGGAAAAACCTGATGGAAGACATCACTCAAAACGCATTGCAAATTAATTCAATAGAAGCCTGTAAAGATGATAAAGACCTTTATTTTCGTAAAGGACAACTTTCAATGACGGCTAACCTATTGAATCTTAAAGCGCAAATTGAAACAGCCAAAGAACAGGCCGAAGAAGATCAATTTCCATTAGACAATGAAGAGTAATCTAAAGTGTTTATAATTATTGATTTTCGATGTGACAACGGACATACTACTGAAAAGTTTATAGATTCTAAAACTACTGAAATAGAATGTCCAGAATGTTCACTAATGGCTAGTAGAATAATCTCTCCAGTTCGTAGTCTTTTAGACCCTATTTCAGGTGACTTTGCAGGTGCAACCATGAAGTGGGCGAGAGACCGCGAAAGGAAGATTAAAAAAGAGCGTAAGGAAAACTCCTAACCGAACCCTTACATACAATACACCTCCATAATGAGATAACTCACGGAGTTTAATAATGGCAAGACTACTTGAAGAGCGTCAACCTTTAGACGATACAACTGAAACAGATACGATAACCGACATCACAGAACAAGAGCCTCCAGTAGAGCAACCTCTTGTAGATGAGCAACCCACAGAGGAACTTCCTGATAAGTATCAAGGTAAGAGTACAGCGGACATTGTGCGTATGCACCAAGAAGCTGAGAAACTCTTAGGTAAACAAAGTTCTGAAGTAGGTGAATTACGTAAAGTTGTTGATGACTATATACAGACACAACTCTCGAACCCAGAAGCACCGCAACAAAACTCTGAAGACGAAGTAGATTTTTTCTCTGATCCCGACAAGGCAGTCGAAAGAGCTATTAGCAATCATCCTAAGATTAAAGAAGCAGAACAAGTGTCTGCTCAATACAAACAAAATGCGGCTATGACCGAATTGCAAAGTAGACATCCTGATATGAAGGATATTTTACAAGACGGTAAATTCGTAGATTGGATTAAAGGATCAAAGATTCGCACACAGCTTTTTGCACAAGCAGATCAGCAGTATGATTACGAGGCCGCGGATGAACTTTTCAGTAACTGGAAGGAACGTCAGCAGGTAGTAGGGCAAACTGCCGCTAATGAGAAGCAACAACGCAAAGACACTATTAAGGCCGCATCCACAGGTAATGTTAGAGGAAGCGGAGAGCAGTCGGCAAAGAAAATCTACAGGCGTTCAGACATTATTAAACTTATGAAGGACGATCCTGAACGATACATGTCATTATCCGATGAGATTATGCAAGCGTATCAAGAAGGGAGAGTTCGACACTAATTAATCTTATTATAGGACTTTATCATGGCTACATCAACTTATCCCGCCACAGGCGGTTTTGTAGGAAAAAGCGACACAGCTACTTTTATCCCCGATATTTGGAGTGACGAAGTTGTTGCCGCATATCAGAAAAGCTTAGTTTTAGCAAACCTTGTTAAAAAAATGACCATGACTGGCAAGAAAGGAGATGTTCTACACATCCCTAAGCCTACTCGTGGAACTGCTAACGCTAAAGCTGAGAACACTGCAGTAACTGTACAGAACGCTACTGAGTCTGAAGTACAGGTAACAATCAACAGCCACTTTGAGTACTCTCGTCTTATTGAAGACATCGTAGAAGTACAAGGTCTAGCTTCTCTACGTCAGTTCTACACTGGTGACGCAGGTTATGCTTTGGCTAAGCAGGTTGACGATGATTTGTTCCAGTTGGGCAAGTACTTCGGTGACGACAACGGTTCTGGTTCTGATTGGATTCACAGCAATAGCTACAACTTCTCAGGTTCTTCCGGTATCGAAGCTTATGCCGCTGATGCTGTTGCCGCAGGTGACGTATTCAACGACGCAGGTTTCCGTCAGGCTATTCAGGTACTTGACGATGCAGACGTTCCTATGGACAACCGTTGTTTTGTTGTTCCTCCTTCTCTACGCAACGCTATCATGGGCATTGATCGTTACATGTCTTCTGATTTCGTAGACGGACGAGGCGTTAAGAATGGTCAGATTGGTAACTTGTACGGCATTGACGTATTTGTTTCTTCTAACTGCCCAATCATCGAAACTGCCGCACAGAACAGTGCAGGTGGTGACGTTAAAGCCGCTCTCTTGGTTCATCAAGATGCAATGGTAATGGCAGAGCAACAAGGTATTCGTTCTCAGACTCAGTACAAGCAGGAGTTCTTGGGAACTCTATACACTGCTGATACTCTGTACGGTGTTAAAGCACTTCGTCCAGAAGCAGGTGTTGTATTGGCTGTTAATGCCTAAGTAGTAAACTGGGGACTCCTCTACACGGGGAGTCTCCTTTATTTTATTTATTTATTAAGAGGTAGACATGTCATTATTTAGAGGCACAAGTAGCATAGGCACAGGAACTGTGGATGCTGACACGACGAAATTAGCTCTGTATGATTCTTCGGCTTGGACTGTTTATAACTTTACAGGTGATGGCTCTACTAAAACTTTTACACTAGGGACTGATCCCGCAAGTGAAAACAATACACAGATATACATCAACGGTGTTTATCAGAAAAAAGATACTTATACTGTAACAAACACAGTAATAACTTTCACATCTGCTCCTGCAAACACAACTGCTATTGAAGTTATGGTTGCTGAACTCATGCTCCTAGGCTCTACTACTTCCGATCTTGTTGCTTACACTCCTGATGGTACTGGTGCAGTTAATACTAATGTACAAGATAAATTACGTGAGTCTGTCAGTGTTAAAGACTTTGGCGCAACAGGTGACAACGATACAGACGATACTGCCGCTATACAGGCCGCTTTGAATACAGGCAAGTCAGTATACATCCCTATTGGTGATTATAAAGTATCGGCTACTTTATACCTAACAGCAAAAGGACAACGATTGTATGGTGAGAGTAGAGTAGACAGTAAAATTAAACGTACTAATACAACCAGTCCTGTGTTAGAAATGAGATATGCGCGTATTACTATTGAAAACTTTACTATTCAACACACATCATTACCTGACAAATCAGCCATAGAAACAGCTAGAGGAAGCTCCAATGTTGGGCAGGGCGCACTATTGTATTGGCCTGAAACAGATAGCTCAGTAATTACTGGCGGAGGAAAAGGATGGCACACTGTACGTAACATGTCTTTAAGGAATGGTTACACTGCTATAGAAAACGATTTTAGTGCTGATGAAAGTGGTGTTTTTAGTGCGGCATTTGAAAACATATACTGCCGACAAATTAATGGATCATTTGTATTGCTAAATCCCGGCGGTTCAGCCAACAGTGGATGTCTCTGGAACAACTGTTACTTCGCTAACGAAAGGGGCGATGGCATATTAATGAACAGAGCGTTTGATTACAGAGAGGGAGCCAACAGTTCCTTCAATCAATTAAACATAGAAGCCTGTAACGTAGTAGCTAACGAAGTTATGTATTTGCAGAATATACGCGGCGCAGTCTTTGATTCTATTCACGTTGAAGATGTAACTATTGCTCCTTCTTCAGCCACAGAAGGGTGTTTTTTGAATCTGACAACTTCTAGCTCTGTAACCCTAAGTGGCGTACACATGAATAAGCTAGGTGTAAACACTGGTACAGGAACAGGACAAGCAAGTCACTTTAGTCTGTTTAAAGTAGCAGGGAATGGAACTCGACAGCCTTCGTTTGTTGCAACTGAAACTTCTGTTAGGGCCGTGACTGCTGATTCAGATGGAGTTAATGAGAACACTAATTTTGTTAATGGGTTAAACCCAACTAACTTTTATCTTGTCAACATGGCTGACAGTGACTTAGAACTTAGTGAGGGAGTATCTGTTGGTTTAAATGGTGTAAGGTCAGAGAAGAACATTACTAAAGCCGTGTACTCTTCTGATGCGGACTTAGAGAACTATGGAATCAATAAGCTAGAGTTTGCATATTTTGACGGTTCTTCTTCTGCTACAAAGATTGAGAATTACACCACTCTCAACAACATAGGTAATTTCCTGCGTCTTGTTGACCAGTCAAGCGTTACAATAGCGAGCGGTGCTGTCACTGTTACTGGAGCTAACGCAGTTATTGACACTGAGGGTTCAGCATCTACTGATGATCTGGTAACTATTAATGGTGGTAGCTCTGGTGACATACTAATCTGTACAGCTAACAACGGCGCACGAACTGTCGTATTAAAGGATGGTAGTGGAAACCTTAGATTAGAAGGTGATTTTTCTTTAGATTCAGAAAACGACAAAATTGTACTGATTAAAAACAGCGGTGGTAATTGGTGTGAACTAAGCCGTTCAAACAATAACGCTTAATAATAGGAAATAGATATGAGCATTAAACAATACGGTGGAGTCTTTGGGCGAAACCCTACATTTAACAATGTACAGGCAAACAGCTTAAACTTCGGCGATAGTCCTATTGACGTTGTTATTGCATCTGGAGTCATTACGGCTGTGGGTTCTTTCTTGGCTGTTGATACAGAAAGCAGTGCATCTACTGACGATTTAGATACAGTTAATGGTGGTCGTGCAGGGCAGATGTTAATCTTAAAAGCTAAAAACAACGCAAGAAGTATTGTTGCAAAAGACAACTCTGGCAACTTAAAGCTAGAGGGTGACTTTACTATGGATAATGCTAATGATGCCTTAGTTCTTATATACACTGGCAGTAACTGGCTTGAAGTATCCAGAGCTAATAACGCGGCCTAACATTAATTAAACGCAACGAAGGATTTTAAAATGACAACTTATGTTACAGCAACCATTACCGCTGAGAATAGTTTTACTGACACAACATTCCTCGAAGGTAATTTTAACTTTTCAGCTTCAGGCACGTTTGCTAATGGAAACATAGTTACCGTACAAAGAAGCACAGATGGCTCTACTTGGCACGATGTGGGTAGCTTTACTGGTATAGAAGAAGCAGTGGGCTTTGAACCTGAGCCGTCAATGGCTTATCGTGCCGGTGTTAAAACTGGAGAGTTTGGCTCTGGTTCTAGCGTAGTATTGCGCTTTGGCGGCGGTATATATCCTGCAAGAACGTAAATGAATGAAACCTTTTATATTTTTGTTTTTAGTTATTAGTTTTTCAGTATTTTCTCAGGAAAACGAAGAACCAATGGGCGATACGGACAGTCAGAATACGCAAGACGGCTCGCTCAACACAAACACTGTTGGATCAGTTGTTAGTTCTAATAACAACAGCAAAGATGAGTCAGTAAGCAATACGTACAATGGGGCAGGGTCTAGCTCATCTATGCCAGTAGGCTCTGCTATTGCCCCTAGTTATATGTCTAACGGTATGGAAACGTGTCTGCAAGGATCAGGCCGTAGTATCCAAACAGGACTGATTGGTTATACAGATGGCTCTTACGAAAAAGATGTTGATTGTAATCGTCGCAGGGATGCCAAGCTTTTAAATGATTTAGGAATGAAGGTAGCGGCTATCAGTCGTCTTTGCCAAGGAAGTGTTGAAACCTTTAGATCAATGATGCTTTCAGCTACTCCTTGTCCTTTGATTGCAAGCGGAAAACTAGTTGTAGGTAAACGTGCTTTTTTGTTAATGAAAACACAGCCTAATTTGTACATCCCTGATTATGGTGAAGTAGCAATAAAACGCACTGCAACATGGTCTAAAAAACTACCAACGCCAAAGTACAGCGACACGCAAAAATGGTACAACTCAATTTTAGGGATAGGAACAGATGATGATGAAAATGAAGAAAGCGGTTCTGATGAGCTTGTGTCTGTTATGTTCAGGCGTTCAATCAAGTGAGCTTGACACTCTAATAGAAACCTCTAGCGCAATCGTTGACCAGATAGATAAAGGCATTATGTTTGTTGGAGGTTCAATTAACGCATCACAAACAGGTATGGGTATTTCAAGCGGACAGCTTTCAGGAAACTATTACATATCTAGCGAGCAAGTAACTGCTTACAACTCTGCTTTGTCTGGCATGGTTAATTACTTGCCTTATGGTTCTGCTGAAGATTACCTCAACGAGCAAGCACAGAGTGAATTAGACGCGATGGAAGACGCCATTGAAGATTTTACTAGTGTAGTTGTTGATATGCTTGAGGTACAGGAAGTAGCAGAACGCGCTGAAACCGCTGAAACTCCTGATGACCAAGCCGAAGTCCAAGAGTACATAGCGCAGAATGATATGTCAGTTTCTCAAGAGGATGCTGATACCTACAATCAAAGTTTAGATGATATTGAAGAACACGCTAACGCGGCAGGAGCTTTCTTAGCTGTAGCAGGAAACCCAGAAGCGGTAGCATTTTTAGATCAAGGTGCAATGGACAACAACACTCGCGTCGAAGATAACACGCTTACTTACAGTTCTACTAACCAAGCTGTTGAATTAGCTTGGGCATCTAGCGAGACAGTCAGCAGTGTGTATCTTAATGGGCAGGGTGATTACGGCCTAGACATTTATGCAACGGAAACTGAAATTCTTAACACTGGTTACGAGAGTTTGTTTTACAACACTGGCCCAACGGCTTTAGGGTTTAATTGCTTCATGTATCAAGTTGATTGTGAAGATGAAGAAAGTGACAACACATGAGCCTAGAAGAGACTGAGTTAAAGATTGGCGGCACATCCTTTAAAGGTGTGTACATTGCAATTTTGTTTAGTCTTGCAACAACCTTGGGTGGTGGTGTGTGGACAGCAAGTAGCTTGTACTCACGGCTTGAGTCTGTAGAGTTAAATGAGATACCAAACATTACGCCTCTTCAAGAACAAGTTGTAACGAACAAACAAGAACTCCTGAGTGAGATTGAGTTAATTAAGCAAGAACTAGCAGACAATGATGTATCGCAGTTACAAGGAAAACTAGCAACCCTTGGAGCTAATCTACAAACGATAATTGATCAGCAAGACAAGTTGTTACTCATTGATGAAAATGTAGATGACCTTGAAAAAGAAATTGAATCTATGAAAGCCACAGTAACAAAGGCTGAGTTAGTCACAGAGAAGGTCAGTGGATTTGAAGCAAAGATAACTACAATTAAGAGAGAGGTAGAAGACCTGTGGTCTGCAATGGACTACCTTTCTAACCCATTGAAGTGAACAAGCACAAGGAAAAAACAATGATTGAAGAAACTAAGGAAGTAGTAGATATAGCGGCGGCTTCAACAGCAATATTAACTATAGGCGCGTGGCTTCCACCTATTGCTTCTTTATTTACTATTGTTTGGTTGGGTTTACGTATATATGAAAGCGATACCGTTCAACAACTATTAGGTAAGAAATAATTATGACTACTCTATTAACTAAAGTAAGTTCTTCAGCTAGCGCAGTCCCTGTCGCAGGAAACCTTACACAAACTTCAAGTGGTGCTGAACTAGCAGTCAACACAGCGGATAAAAAGCTGTACTCAAAGAATAGCTCTAATGCTATAGTTGAGATTGCAGGAGCATTGCAAGCTTATCCTGTAGGTGCAGTTTATATTTCCGTTGTTGCTACGTCCCCTGCTACTTTATTTGGTGGTACTTGGGCTGTCTTTGGAGCAGGTAGAGCGCTTGTAAGTTTAGATTCTACTGACACTGACTTTGATACAGCGGAAGAAGAAAGAGGTGCTAAGACTGTCGGCGTTGCGGTAGACACTGTAATTCCTACTACTGGTTATGGTTTAACAGGAAGCTCAGGTGGTGCTTTAATAAACCCAACTACTAGCGGAGCTTTAATTGTAGGTGACGGAACTACTGATAGTTCGGACAGAGATGACATGGCTCACGCTACTTCTCCATCAGCGGTTACTTCTTCTACAACTACAGTATCTGTAGTACAGCCCTCCATTGTTGTATACATGTGGAAAAGGACAGGATAATGTCTATCCTTACTTCACTAGTTGGCCCTGTTACTGGTTTACTTGATAAATTTATTGAGGATAAAGATAAGAAGAATGCCATCGCCTTTGAAATCAGTACTATGGCGGAAAAACATGCACAGGAGTTGGCTAAAGCTCAACTTGAAGTTAATAAAACTGAAGCGGCACATTCGTCTTTATTTGTTAGCGGTTGGCGCCCTGCTGTTGGTTGGGTGGCTGTCCTTGGCATGGCGAGTAACTTCTTGGTTATTCCACTGGCCAACTTTACGCTTGCTCTGGTTGAATCTGAGGTTGTTGTTCCAATCCTTGATTTAAGTCAGATGATGCCTGTTCTTTTAGGTATGCTTGGTTTAGGCGCTATGCGTACAGTTGAAAAAACTAAGGGCGTACAAAGGAACAATTAATGAAATCAATACAGCAAGGATACATACTCTAATGACTTATTTACAACTTGTACAGAGCGTACTAAGAAGGCTAAGGGAAGACGATACAATTACGTCTGTGTCGGACAACAGCTATTCCAAGTTAATAGGAGAGTTTGTAAACGATGCAAAAAGAATTGTAGAGGACTCTTGGGATTGGGCTTCTTTACGGACTACCTTTAATATTAACACAACAGATACTGTTTTTAGGTATCAGCTTACTAATTCTGATATAAGTCTTAAAACTCTTGATGTTATTAATGACACATCTAATTGTTTTTTAAAGCCTGTAACATCACACTGGATGAACAATGCTTTTTTAAATAATACACCTGCTAGCGGCTCTCCTGCGTATTACTCTTGGAATGGCTTTAATGATTCAGGGGAAGCAATACTTGATCTTTACCCTATTCCAGATAAAGAATACGTTATACGTGTCAACGCTGTGGATAAAAAAGCAACAATGGTTGACGATACGGCTACTTTGTATGTTCCTTCTAATCCTGTAATACACTATGCTGTAGCTTTAGCTTCAAGAGAGCGAGGGGAAACAGGTGGTACATCCTCTGCGGAACTCTTTGCTATTGCTGATCAAACATTAGGCGATATGATTGCTTTTGACGTAGCTCGTCAACCAGAAGAAACTGTTTGGAGACCTGTATAGTGGCTCAACAATTACAGAACATAACAATTAATGCACCTGCGTTTGGCGGTATTAATACTCAGGATTCCCCTGTAAATCTTGACCCTAGTTATGCGTCTATTGCAACTAATTGTGTTATTGATAAGCTAGGGCGCGTAGGGGCTAGGAAAGGCTCAGTGCTGTTGTCTACAGCTACAAATACCGCAGGGGCTTCAACAGTAGGTACAAACACTGTAAAAGTAGAAACAATCTTTGAGTCCTTAGATACAAGCGGTGACAAAGTTGTTTTCTCAGCAGGTAACAATAAAATATTTAGTGGCACAGGAACACTGACTGACATAACTCCTTCAGGTTATACTATAAGCGCTAACAACTGGAAGGTTGTCAACTTTAATAACCATGTTTACTTTTATCAAAGAGGGCATGAACCTTTAGTTTATACAGACTCTGGTTCTCAAGGGCTTGTGAAACTATCAGCAGTTACAGGATATATTGCTCCTAATGGTGTTAAAGCGGTATACAATGTAACAGCTACAGCGTCCGAAACAACCACTTTAGTTGTTGGTGATGGAACTACAACGGTAAGCGTAGGGAGTGCAACCTATAGTACGATTGATGCACAAGTATCCGCAATACAAGGAGGTACAAATTACAGTAGCTTGTTATTTACTGTAACAAAGAACGATGCGGGTGACGGATTCAAGTTTACTTATAAAGCAACTGCGGCTGTTTCTTCGACACCAACTTTAACAGGATCAGGAAGCAGTCACACAGTTAGTGTCATTACCGTAGGAAGTGGCAATCCTCCTTTCCAAGCTAATGAAGTATTGGCGGCTTATGGTCGTTCATGGGTAGCTGACATTACAGGGGATAAACATACAATATATTGGTCTGATACCCTTAATGGTAATGTTTGGAATGGTGGCGCTACAGGCTCTATTGATTTAACAACTGTATGGCCTACTGGTCACGATGAGATTGTATCCCTCGCGGCACACAACGGATTCCTTATTGTCTTTGGTAAGACATCTATTGTTGTGTACTCTGGTGCAACCTCTCCGGCATCAATGGTTTTACACGATACTGTGGAAGGCGTAGGTTGTATTGCTAGAGACTCTGTACAGCACACAGGTACTGACATTATATTCCTATCTGACTCAGGTGTGCGTAGCTTCGGCAGAGTCATACAGGAAAAGTCTATGCCTATGCGTGACATAAGCAGAAACGTCAGGAATGACTTAGTACGCCATGTTAATGAAGAAAGAATAT